AGCAATGGCAGCAATCAACCCCATCTTCTGCTGAATCTGGTCAAGCTTAGTGACAAGAGTAGTAGCCCCAAAAATTACAGTACCGGCAAAGGCATATCGCAGAGTGGTTCCGAATGCCCGAGTAGTCTTGTCAACTTGGCTAAGCTCACGATTTGTATTTCTAGCTTCACGCCCTACGTTCATAATTCCGCCCTTGATCTGCCCCATGACAGCAAGGGCGTTTCCACCGCGAGCCGTGAATGTAGTAACGATAGTGTCTTGGATTACAGCCATTTATTCATCCAGTTCAATTTCAATCTCTGTTTCTCCCATGTGCTCACCAGGGCGGTAGATTTCATCGAGGATTGCAGGATCAAGTTTCATTTCGTCAATCACTGGCTCTCCACATACCTCGCAGGTATCTTGTTCCCATTTGGCTATGCAGTGTCCATGAATTTTTCGTCTTCGTTCGTCATAATCACAGATTTGGTTGAGATAGACCCATGTGAGTTGGCCGGGAGTAGCGTCTTCCCAATTGTTGAAAGGAAGCGCCTGAGCGCGTACCATTGTCTGCCAGATAACTCGTTCCATGGAATTCCCAAGAAGACTTTTTTTATTTCATCTACTTCTTCGTCGGTATATTGCCCCGGCGAAGGGTTGACGCTTTCTGACATTTCCAGAAACGCATCGTAGAGGGAACCAATATCTACAATTTCAAGTAGTTCTGTCATTTCCTCGAAATTTGCAAACAAGGGTTGGTCGAGATTGTCAGGGTCACGTATTGCCCGAAGCAATACCTCGTTCTGTGTACGTCTATCTCTAGACATTGCGCCTGAGATACTTTCAGGTACGTCCATTGCTGTAACAATTTCCATGCACTGAAGATGCTCTGCCTCAGTCAATGGGACTAGCGTTATTGTAACTTCGGGCTGACTAGGAATATGTTCCGTATGACCAACAGACTGACCAAGCCGCATTCGGTTCAGGCGAAGCTCTTTTAGCTTTTCAATTGTTGACGACACTTCCAAAAACCTCCCGCCGATTTTCGATTTCTTTTTCAGCTTCCTGGTGGGTAGTAAAAATAGCCCACTCTATCGGAACCGCGTAAAATTTTTGTTCACACGATCCGCATTCGGGCAAAATTGCAAATTCAGAAAGGGGGCCTTTACCCCCACTGTCAGCAACCACTGTCACTTCAGGATTAATCGTCTGACAATGAGGGCAAATAGGTGGCCCTGCTTCAATTTGAAGCACCGGATCTTCAGCGAGTTTTTCAAGGGCTATTACTGCTCGCCTAATAAGTTGCGTCTGTTCCCGCCCTAGACTATCCATTAGCCCGGAATACCGATGTAGCCAGGCGTTGAAATGTCAGCATCGAGTGTAACTGAATCCAAAGTAGACCGCACTGAAATTCTAGACCAGTTGCAGCCCTTGTATGTCTTAGTAAAGGAACCTCTACGAACATGCACATCAAAGTCACGCATCGACCTAAGAAATTCCTCGTCATTCATTCTGTTCTGAACACCCTTTTTCAGAAGCACAGCCGAGAAAGTAACTGCACCTTCATCAGCATTCCTGAGTCGTCGGAGCACAGGGCCGTCAGTACCAAATGCACCCTGGTACTGAATTTCCTGTCGCTGCTCCTCGCTCATTTCTTGCGTAGTAGCGAAGTCCTTGTTGTTTTCAAACGAGATATTCAAGTCTACTGCGGTAAGTCCTTCTAGCCACGCCATAGTTTACATTCCTCCTTTAAACCGGGATCGAAAGGCTGCCAGAAATTTGAATGGTCTGGATTCCACGAACAACTTTGCCGTCGTAAGAAACTGTCACCTGTCGCAAATCAGCAGAGGGAGTAACACCAATGTTGTAACCCTCTGCCCCGTCAGCTTGAACTACCGGGGAAACCCAACTGATTCGCTCAAACATAAGTGCATTTACAGCGGCCTTCAACGCATCACGAACAGGCTGAGTATTCCCACGACGGAGGAACCCGCTGGTAAGAATGTAATTCTTTACGTCTACAAAGACTTGATCGGAAATAAGCCTAGTTGAAAGAGCGTCATAAGCCGTATTGAGAGTATAAGTTGTCCGAAGGTGAGAAGTTTGCACACCGATGCTAGCTCGGCTAGGCATCAGCGGAGAAACTCCACCTTGAAGCAAATCCTCAAAGTCGTTCGACGCTACACCGGCTGCAACCCTGTTCCTGAAAACTGGAAGACCTGACGCAGCCTTTTCAATACCTGCAAGCAGCGGCAGATCCCAAAGGTCAAGGTCGTTAGAAAGGTCGGCGTTCTTTGCAACCTCAGAAGCAACTACAGCAGCCGCATAAGAACCATCTTTCAAAACACCGTCCTGGTCATAAACACCAGGGCCAACAAGACAAAAACGACTAGATGCAATTGCTCCTGCGGCTGTAATATGCGAAGCCTTATCAGCACCATTCGCTAGCCCACCAAAGGCAACCTGCTTGTGCTGTACTAGCTCAGCGTCTTCGCATGAAGTAGCAAGGTCATTCAATTCCGACTGCACAACTGAATCTGTAAGTCGAAGCCGAATAAATTCATCACTAGCAAGGTTATCCCAAACTGTCTTACGCTCTGCAATAAGTGGTGCAGAGCCTTTCTTAGACGCGACTGCAATTACAGGAAATGCACCATGTCTAATTACAATTTCGATAACCTTGGTTAGTGAAGAAGCAACACCAAATGCTGCACGTGCGTCACTAATAGTTGAAATTGGAGTAAGCACTCCTACTGTTGCCGTACCATCGTTATCCATCTGGCCTTCTACACCAATCGGAAGGTAAATTGGAGAAGACGGCTTGGCAATCAGAGTAGAAGCATCTACAACCTCAGGAAACAGTTGAGTGCTTGGAACCGCTGGCATTAGTTACTCACCAACTTTCTAATCATTTACATTTCCTCCTACGGAGTCTTCGTTGCATTATCGTCACCTACACCCTTGTCTTTTGCTACTTGACCCATCGGCAACTGAAGGTTGTCGTCAATGATGAGTTCTGGAACAATTGTAATTTCTTCAATTGTCGGAATGGTCAAGCTAACCGGGGTACGACTGAAGCATCTAATGACTAGCTGGCAGTTAATCATTCTGAAAACTTGTATGTCGTTTATGGTTTCCTGAAAGAATCGTCCACCTGTAAATTCGAGAATCTCTAGTCCACCTTCACTCTGACCTCCTATATATTGAGTAGTGGCATTTCGGAGCTTGTCGATTGCCAAAGCTCCATAGAAAAGGTTCTTAAGCGTCTGATAGGCCCGCAATCGCGCTGTAACGCCTCCTGAGCGGCTTGAACACCAGATCCCTACGTCGAGGTTGATTCGGTGCTCCCCGGCCTCCTGAGGCTTTAGAATCTCTAGAACCGGATCGTAGTTAAGTCTGTGATGTCCTTCCCCAAACCCAAGAATTCTGTCGTCTATGTCATCTATTTCAAAATGGATGACAACTTTAGACAGAGGGAGCATTTTGAGAAGGTTCTCAGTAGACGGAAATTCCATGATAATTTCATAAACTTCCTCGCCTACAGGGAACCCATTGCTGTCAAGCACCGATCCTTGGAATCCGATTTCAGCATAATCCTTTAGACCGCGCACACATGTTTCCAACCAAGTTTCAGGGTCGTGAAGTGTAATGCTCATTAAGGCAACCTGCCCATCGGGAATATTCCCTGGTTCATTGTTCCCGGCCCCTGGATTCTCCAAGTAAAGCCCAACCCTTTTCTTTGACTCGGGTCAGGCATGTATACAGAAGACCAAATACGATGGTACACTTCCGTCTTATGCATAAATTTCATTGTCTTGATTAGAGACAGCTTACGAATTGGTCGTCTTACTCTACGACCGCTAGTGTGAATTCCATATTCGATGAAAAAAGCTTCACGTGAGTCATTATAAAGTTGCCATGTACCCACCCCTCTGCGACGAACTTTCCAGCCAAAGAAATACCGTCCTGAAATTCTTCTGACCGGAATCTTCCACGCATAGCTCGGGTTAGCTTGGTTAGGATCGTGAGGGCCGAGTGACATTTTTTGAGCGATCCCTAAATTGGTATAGGCCATGAAGCGCACCAGGCGATCCATTGCAACCGGAAGCTTGCGAGGAACCCCTTGTGCCCAACGAATTTGATTTTCAATAGCAGAGAAAAGTTCAGGGCCGATTCGGAGCACCTGACGGTTCTGCCCCATGATCTGTCCACTGACCGGCATCGGACTCATAGTGGCTCACTTGTAATTAGCCGTAGACCAACTTCAAAGTGATGGTTGACTTCCCCACCATCAGCATCAGCCATGAGGTTTGAATTTACAACAGTGAACCGTCGCCCATTAAAGGCAATGTAATCTTCACCACTTCTACCCCAATCTTGAAAATTCAAGTTCACTCCTGCCCACTCGAAGGGAAAAACTCCTAGGTGGTCATCAGCCTCTATCTCACCGAACATTTGTAGCAGGTATTCAGTTGAAAGTCGGGTAGCCCGCGTGGATTGAATGGGTTGTATGAATGCTTTCACTGGCAGGTTGGTCGGTGAACCCGGCAAGAACCCTGCCGCGTTACACTGGTTCGCCGAAGGATTCGCCAGGTGCCACATAGGGTCGCGGTAGCCTTCCGGTGTCCTACACGGGCACACGTCGAGAGAGTCGTCACGGTGAAAGACCGCATCCGATCCGTTCCTTTTCAAAAGATCGTGAAATTGCTTATTGGTCGGCATATTTCATCACAGTAGCTCAATTAGCAGTCTGGTTTGGTCTACCGTAGAAGCAGCAACTAACCCACCCGCTACTTCTACTTCGGCCATTTGCAATATGGAACTATAACTCAAACCAAGGTCGCTCTCTGCTCGACTAAGAAGCAACTTGATTAGATCGAGTGACCTTGAATTTCTTTTCTTTTGGGAGACAAGACCAACAGTGTATTCCTCTTCGCCCTCTGAAACATTGAAAATGTAGCAGCGAGCCTGAGTCAACAGCGTAAGCCCGCTCTTCTCCTGCTCTGAGGCATCCTCGATTGGAATAGCCCTAAGGTCAGTGCCAGCAGGAAAGAACCTCTCTAGAACCGCTAAGGCTTCATCGTAGATGATGTTTTCATTTATCTCAGGATCACGAATCATTACTCGACCAACAATTTCACCAAGCAACAATTGCCTATTACCTTGGATCGAATCAGACAGTCCAAGGTTTCCATCCTTATCGTCATACCAGTCAATTGCAAACCAGTAGTCAGTTGAAGTAGCATAGGCAGTTGTGTAAGTTGAAATAAAGTCAGGATACTGACCAATCGTAGTAACTGTTTCGATCAAGTTAAACGGCCCTTCAGGAACAGGGCTTTCATAAATGCGAAGCTCCACCAAATCGTCGTTGGGCGGTGGAATGAAATCTAGCCTGACTGGTACTGACATTTACCCTCCCTTAGTTAGCTGACGCCAGCTTTGCTCTGTCTTTGGTTTTTATAACAAGCGGTCTACGTCCAGTTCCAGTAATTCCAATGTTGTATGATATGAAACCCTCGTCTAGTGAGAAACCATAGTCCTCGTCTAGCTGCACCATAAGCCCATCTGTAATTCCGATACCAAAGTCAAAGACTTCGCGGAAAAGACTCGTTTCATCCTCAACTAGCGCGAACTCACTAAGTATGAGGCTAATGCTTTGAGTTTCACTACCAGATCCAACATCGTCAATTAATACACCCTTGGCAAAGTTTTCAGTAATAGACCCACTGTCAATCAGTGTAAACCTGGCTGCCAGTTCTGACGTGTCTGAACTGAAACCCGAATCAGAAGCAGAAGTTACAGCTACATAGAATTGATTTTCAGTTCCACTACCAACTTCTTGCTGTGTAAACGCGCTTGTCAGCAAAGAGGCATCTGATCCTGTGCCACCGTCAGACACAACTAGGCTGGTACCTGCAACGCTAGCATTTTCAGTAGAAGACCCGCTATCTGTAGTAATGACGTTGTCAGGGCTAACCCCTGAAATTGAGTTTTCAATAGAGAATATGGAGTCTGAAACTGTCCTACTGAAAGTAGATATTACATCAGTTGAGATACCGGAGTCTGAAAGAACGGCTGCAATACTCTGAAGTTCTGTGCCCGAACCTGAGTCACTCAGAACTCTAGAAAGCGCAAGCGAATCAGAACCGGAACCAGAGTCCGAGCTACTTACTGAAATTTTAACAGCAGCGTTGTCTGTTCCTACTCCAATATCCGCCACAGGAAGGGCAACAGAGATTGCTCCTGTGTCTACCCCTGTTCCTGCTTCGCTGAGTATTCTAGAAAGCCCTGTAATTTCTACGGCTGCGCCAGCATCACTAAAGACAGACTTCAGTGAAGTAACTTCAACTGCAACACCTGTTTCCAAAACAGGTATTTGAGCAGTTACTATCGAAATATCTCCCCAAAGGCTAGTATCACCGAAAAGGAAAATAAATCCACCGGCAGCCTTTTTGGGGCGACGGTCAGAACCAAAGCCTGAATCGGTACCTGTAATTGGAGTGCCGCCAATATCCAACCCCGCGCCTGTATCAGAACTCAAAAGCGCAGCACGAACAATAGAAGCGTCTACTCCTGCACCGGAATCAGTTGTAATAAACGAAAGTTTTAGTGCCGAAGTCTCTGACCCTGTGCCGGAATCAGAAACAACAAGTGAAATTCTAGAAGCCTCAACTCCTGTTCCTGAATCAGAGCTAGAAAGTATAGTTATAATTACAGAGGCATCTGCACCTGCGCCTGAATCTACACCGCTAATCGGGGTGCCAGAAGTTCCAGTATCGACTCCTGTAGCAATATCAGTGCTGAAAAGAGCAACTGAAACTACAGAGGCATCTGTTCCTGTTCCAGAGTCAACACTAGTAAGAACAGTTGAAATTACTGAAGTATCTGCACCCGAGCCTGAATCAGTGCCATTAATTAATACACCCGCGATAGAAACGCTACCATTTTCAACCACTGATCCTGAGTCAGTACCGGAAAGAGCGTATGAAATTACAGAAGGGTCTGCACCTGTTCCTGAATCAGAGCTAGAGAAAAGAGCCGCAAAAATAGATGAGTCTGTTCCTGAACCCGAATCAGAAACAATAATCGCAATTTTGGAAGTCTCTGTGTCTGTTCCGGTATCAGAGCCAGAAAGAGCGTATGAAATTACTGAAGTATCTGATCCTGAGCCTGAATCACTTACTGAAATTGGAACGGATACTGTGGCGTTTTCAGTAGCGCCACGAACAATTACACCACCACCGAAGTCATCACCAGGCTGATTGTTGCTGAATGCAACTATTCCAATTTTATTGTTAGGGCTAGCCCCTGAATAAGAAGTGTCTTCGACCGAACCCAACAGTGTCCAAGGGCCAGTCCCGCCGCTACCCTTGTACCAAGCTTCAATTGCCGAACCCCGACAACGAATTCCAATTTTGTCGCCTGCGCTATAACCGCCGGTAGACCAACTGGCAATAGAACTACTATTTGTGGGGCTAGTCCTCTTGTTGATATTAACACTGCCACCATTTTGTGCAATTTCATAACAAGTACCTGCGGCCGGATCGAGCCGAACACAAGCATTACAAACCAATGTGGAGTTGACACTAGGCAGCGTGATATACGCTTCCACGTCCGGCCCGCCCATAGCAGTAGTCCAATAACCTCGGTTATACACCGATGCTGTGCCACCAACAACCTGATTTGAAACAATCCGCAATCCATCTGTTCCGCCCCAGGTTGTCCATCCCGTCATAGGCGGGCCTTCATCTGCCCTGTTAAAGTTATCTAGGACAGAAGTAGCATCGCCTGGTATTCCTATACCAGCCTCAAGAACTGTAATTGAAAAAACATATGAACCTGTATCTGATCCTGTTCCTGCATCAGTACCGGAAACAGCTACCGAACCGTTATCTGTTCCTGTTCCTGTATCACTAACGGTACTAGGCGACGGCCCACTAACAGAAGGCGCAATTTCAGCAACCATTGCTCCCCAACCTGAGGCTGAGGTAGAACCCCAAGTAATCGTAGAACCAGTCTCGCCCGAATTACGATGGCAGGATTCAGCCCCGGTAGCCGGGGAAGTGAATCCCAGGTCATCGTCCTCAGTCCACGATCCGGGTTGGGTTACGGCAGCGGGGTTGGAGCCGTTGCCACACACCCCAACACCGACGTTCGCGGTGTTGAACGCACCTGGCATTACAACTGCCGGTGTCGTAGAAGAGGCTCCCGTGCCCTTGCCCGACTGGACAATATCCAGCAGCGAACCGCTGACGGCAAAGACGACTATGTGCGCGCCCGTAGCAGCGTCGGCAGTGCAAGCGAAGGTGACGGTCATAGACGAAGCAGCAGCCGCCCCATTCGCCTTGAACAGGTATATGCGGTTCACAGTGAAGTGAATTTGCGAATCGACAAGCGTGAAGCCAATCCCCTGCGAGTCCGTAAGAGTGGGAGCAGCAGCAGCCGTACCGGAAGCCACAACGAAGACCACTAGATAGTCGCCTGCCGCAGGTACAAAAGAACCCGAGGCGTAAGAAGTCCCGTTGGCGCTATCGGTGCTGTGAATCTTTAGAGCAGCAGTCGCCATTAATTTCCTTTTCCGTCACCAAACAGAAGGGCAAATCCACCAGCCGCAGGGTTGAAGTTTTCAAGCGCCTTTTCTAGTGCATCTTCAGCCAACTTCATTTCATTAAAAAACTTCCACCATTCCGTTTTTGTAATATCCTTATACTGAGTAGTCTTCCATTTAGAAAGCGGAACTGTTGTACGATTTATTGCAGTATTGGCATTTTGTAAATGCTGGTTGGCTGACTGTATAAGTTGAAATGTATTCATGGTGTGTAGTTGGTAATCCAAAAGTCCCATAGGGATTCGGCTGTGTAAAAACCGTTGTAGGGAGAGGCTTGACCAAGGTACCACTTGTGGTCGCCACCTGGAACTTTCACATATCTCATAGCTTGCCCCCCGTTACAGGTTGACCAAGTTTTTTCAACATTCTGTGGAACTGGCTGACCTATATTTACAGTTGCTACCGCACTCGTACAGCCGATGTGCGGACGGAAGAAATCAATCATTTCAATTTGAGACAACGACCAGTTCGTGCCATTAGGTGTCGGTTCACCAGGCTCAGTGCAAGGGGGGTTGACATTGCCATCGGCGCTTCCGCAAACCGCCATGAAACTCCACTTGGGATCTGTGTGGCTACCGACGTTCAGCGGACAGTTAGGTTCATGGGGCGCACTGGTACCAGGAGCAATCATGTTGACCGTGACATTTCCAATTCCGTGAACATGGTAGGTATTACCGTAAACAGTATCGCAGGCAATGTCCTCGACCATGCCCGCACCGGCAGACTGACCAGCCACGTAAATTTTCAGAGGATCGACATTTTCCTCGGCAATGAGCTTTGCGATCATGTCCCGCACATATGGCTCGTCCGTATCAGTCGGCCCCAGACAGTTTACATCTCCACAGGCAGAGCTAGTAGAAATACTAGGCGTCAACCATTGGCTGTTGATCGGGTTCGTCCGCTTGGCAGCATAAGCCACAATGAACTTATTTGCATCAGCGATTGGATTCCAACCAGACTTAGTTTCCAAATCGGGAATTTCACTTGAGCCTCCACCCGCACCCTTGAAGGCGATAACCAGCGGCACCTTGTTATTGGATGCGTTAGTCAATCCGCTCGGGCGATACAAGCCGTACTTCCGAGTCTGCGTCTGCGACGGCGTGACGCTGTCGTTCGTGTGGGTGAAGGTCTTCAGATTGTTAGCTGCAAGCACACCTGGCGTACAAGGGTTGGGAGAACAAGTAGCAGTTGAACCGCCGCCACCCGGCGGTGGCGGTGGAGGGGGAGGGGGACTTACGGTAACTGTAAATGAAGTAGAACTTGAACCAGACCCGTTTGGAGTCACAACTGAAATTAAGCCAGTTGTAGCCGCGCCGGGAACCGCAGTTGCAATATGCGTTGAGTCAGTAACCGTAAAGGACGCACTAGTTCCGTTGAAAGTAACTGAAGTGGCACCTGTAAAGAAGGTACCTGTAAGCGTAACAGCAGTACCAATAGGGCCACTTGTGGGAGAGAAACTTGTAATTGTAGGTGGAGTCGGAGGAGGCGGTGGCGGTGGAGGAGGCGGTGATCCACCTGTTGACCCAAATTCATATGCGCCCGCGTCAGGAGTGCCACCTACAGGACGTAAACCGCCGTCAGCATCCGTTGCAGGAAAGTTAGAAGGATCGCCCTTGTCAATCGGCAATGTTCCCGTCAACAAATGTAAATCTGGATTAAACAAGTCGTTGCTTACAAAATATGGATCAAGCGAGCTAGGGCCTAAAGTGTCTGTTAACCCACAAGTTTTACCCGCATAAATATTGTAATTATGGTTAATTGTCATTACTCCGGGCCAAGGATTGCAAGCTGCCGCTGCACAAGTGTTCCACCTACAAAGGTCGGTCAGGTTGCCGGTTAGATCCGCTACCGCAGGCGGATAACACGTCCAATCGAAACGTGTGACAAAGTTGGACGAATTGTATTCGATGTAAACGTGAGAAGTTTCGTCAAAAGAGGGATCGACTCCACACTCGCTGCCACTTGCACCAGCACGACCGAATCCAAGACCTACACCACCAGCCTGATCCCGAACTTTCTTGCTGTAAGCTAGGTTACGGAAAATTAAGTCGCCTGCATAGCAGCCGTGAGGATTCGGGGACAGCGTAGAGTAGTTCGGCAACGAGAGGCAGGGAGAATTAACAGGCAGGTTAGTCGCAGACCCCCCTAGGAACCACGCCTGAGTCGCGCAACTGTAGGCAGTGCTGTTCGTAATTTTCAAACCAATTGCTCCCGTTGCCTGAAAGCAATCGACGTGTGCTCCCCCGGCGTTATCAACACACGGCGCTGGCCCGATGCCGTCCTGAGCGCCGGGATACTCAGCGCAAAGCTCGGCGATGTCGTGAATGTCCACGTTATCCATAACGACGTTGACAGAAATGTTGTCGCCAGTAACGAAGTTCAAGAGGAAGCCGTCTCCGGCGCAGCAGTTGGGGCCAATCTCCACGTTCTTATAGGTCGGGTTGACAGTGTTTCCCTTGATAGAACCAGCCTTCGCGTGTCCACCATCGACTGTAATATTCGTGCCACCAGAAATGGAGAGATTGCTCTGGTAGAACATGCCGTCACCCTTGCCCTCTTGCGCCAGCCAGTATGTGTTGTCACCATTGATAAAGATAGTATTGGCAAAGGTGACGTCACCGGCATTGAAAAAAGTGACTAGACTGGAATTGTCTTTTGTAATCGTGTACGGCCCGTCACCTGAGCCATAGGTGCTGCCAATAATTCCTACACGATCACCACCGAGCGCCTTGTTACCCGCTACCGCCGGTGACTTGCAGACAGTCGATGCCGATGGAGGGAGAATCGGAGTAGTAGAGCGCACGCAATTAGAACCGGCATCCGATCCCAAAGACGATGCCCACACATTTGCTGTAGTGAACAACGCCGGAGGAGGAGGAGGAGGAGGAGGAGGCGACCCACCATCTTGGGTTTTCCAAACGCCAACAGCCCCACCTGTAATTACAGCAACAGCAACAAGCACGGCAAGTGTTGCACCCTTAACACTTTTTTTAGGCGTCTTAGGACTCATGCGTAATGATAATATTCAACTCGAAGGGTTATTACATCTGTCTCATTCAAAGCTCTAAAAGTTGCAGGCGAAGCACAAGCCATTTCCTCATGGTCTTTCAATCTTTTTCCGGTACTGGAAGTAGGGTTAGTTGCATGTTGCCAATATCTAGCTATTGCATTTACAGTATTTCCTTCAGCATAAATCAATGCGTGTGTTGCTAGGGCAGGAACAGCAAGACTTTTTACAACACCCGTGAGGGTGACAGATTCTATTCCGTCAAATACGCGAACGTCCTCACCAGCCAAAGCCTCCTGCACAAGCCTTCCACCAATATCCTTGAACGCAACTGTTCTTTGGTTTCCAAACCAATCTGAAATTACAATATCGTTAGCCATATCCCCTTCCTATCCTGAAATTCCAGTTTTTACCAGCTTCGATCTTTTGTCATCAGCGCCAACTAGAACAGACCTGTGAAAATTAGTTTTGCGTGGATTGTTAAAGCCTTGATCGAAACCAGTTCCATAGTCATTTGCCGAGTATTGATTTCCAAATAAAGCAAGCTCAATAGCAATTCCAATGTCATCAACAACATGGGTGATAAAGAACGATGCAGTTTGAGCACCTGTACCTATGTCAGTTATCGTAATTGAAATTAGCTCGTTCTCTGAACCATTACCTCCATCGTTAACAAAATTGATAGTTACAACGGTACCTGTATCAATTCCAACACCAACATCTGTCGAAGACTTTAGAGTTTCAGTTTCCAGGTTGGAAGAAGATACCCCAAAGAGCAGGTCTAAAATTACAAGTATTCTAGAACCAATCTCGTCAACTGCTGAACCTGAGTCATCAACATTTTTATTTACAACGTCAAGTTCAACACCTGATCCAAGCTCGTCAACGATAATTCCTATTACAAATTCGTCGATGCTTGTACCCACATCTTCAACATCGCGGGTCAAAGAAATCTCGTCAACTGCCGAAATTATGTCAGACGATGAAAGTGAAATAACTTCATTGTCCAACCCTGTTCCAGTATCAGAATCACTAGTTTGGAAAACTCCTGTATCAGAAGCCCCAAAGTCAGAACCCAATCCTGTATCCGCAGAAAAGAGCCAGATATTTTCAGAAATTGTGCCAGAACCGGAGTCACTGACCGTATTGACAGTGGTCAAGGTCGAGGCATCTACACCCGATCCCGCGTCTGTGGGGCTGTAAGGGGTTGTAAGAGCCGCCGTATCGACTCCGGTGCCCGAATCTACCCCTGTGAACGCAAGCGCCGCAGAATCGCTTACAGAGCCGCTATCAGAAAGCTGCAAGGCAATAGCTGATGCCTCTGTTCCGGAACCTGCATCTGAAACTGTAATTACAAATGCTGCACTGTCTGAGCTAACGCCTACATCGGAAGCAACTAGCCTGATCGTTCCAGTGTCAGAACCGCTTCCTGAATCAGAAACTGTAATTATAGAATCAGTTACATCTAAGCCTGACCCTGCATCACTGGCAACAAGTCTGATCGAAGCAACGTCAGAGACAACACCAATATCCGAAACAATGTACGACTGCGCGAGCACTGAGGCATCTGCACCCGAGCCAGTGTCCGTAAGTGCAAGTGAAACTTTAGACGCGTCTGCTCCAACTCCCGCATCAGCAACAGGGATGTTTAGAAGACGAACATCAGTTCCAATACCAGCATCCGAAACTGAAATACTGACTACTGAAGTATCAGTTCCCGATCCTGTATCTCCTGTGGCAAGCGGGTTGACAATCGAGGCATCAGAACCCGTTGCCGTATCTGAAGCTAGGAATATCGGAATTTCAGTATCAACTGCGGTTCCAGAATCAAATACCTTAATATCAAGGAAACTGGTTTCTACACCTGAGCCTGTATCCGCTACTGTAATCCTAATTGAAGCATTCTCAGTGCTTGTTCCTGTGTCCGCACCATTGATAGAAACAGACGAAGCACTAAAAAGTGATTTGTAAAGTCCGTTACGCTTACGCCAGGGAGCATCTATGGGAGGCTTAATCCTCCCGGCGTAAGGACGAAGGGAATTTACAGTGTTTCTAGGAAACCGACGAAACATCTAACTTACGGCACTTCCATAACTAGCGCAGCAGCCGTCAATTGCATGTCATCGGCAGGAGCAGCAGCAATTCTTAGGCAAAGCAGTTCTGCACCTGAAGTCCAAAGCCAGTCTTCGGGAGGCAACCACATTTCATGCCCGTTTCTCACATTAAAAGAATCACCAGGCCAAACATCTACTCCTGTGCCCGCTGAAGCAACTACGTCATTTAAGATTTCACAAACAAAACCTGCCGCCGAGTCATTGGCTGCAAGTGGTCTTGGTGTAATTGTAGTCGGAGCACCTGAGCCTGAGGTTGTGTGACCCCGAACCCACTTCAACCTGATCCACTCTTCTTGAGCTTCACCAACTTCTGAAATTGCTTTAACAAGCCAGCCTGTTACAGCAATAGGTTTATCTGTAGCAGCATCCAATTCAAAAACATCAACATCACCATCACCAACAACCCATGCTTGATTTTCAAATCCAACAGAGTATTTTCGTGGCATTTACATTCTCCTTCGTATTAGCGCTCTTTGCGAAGCTTTTCTCTCTAGCTGTGGAGGGCCATAGGTTATGTCAAATTCTTCATAAGCAACATATGCACCTAGGGAGTCACAAAATCCTACAGTAGTAGTCGCATCTGTTTTCCTAATTGCAACAATCAATGGCAGTTGAAGTACAACTGAAGGCAAGTCCAAGGCGTTGCTCAATTTCCAACGCCAATTTGCAGGCCATGTCCCCGCTGCACCTACGTTCCCTCCATAGTTAAAAATACTATATCCTTCGGACGGGTTGCTCTGAGCGCCAAATGACCCTGTCACAGACCCCGCAGCGCTCTTCTCAGCATGGTTAGCAAATGTTGAAATTGATGTAATTATATCTGACGCACCGATCCCCGCAGCTAAATAAGACCCGCAATTTCCACGATATTCGTCAGTCGAATTATCCCCTGATACATCAAAATTTTCAATTTGTGACAAATCTGTTTCAGCGGCTATACCAAGCGGAGGAACATTGCTTACAGCATCCCACAAGTTGGTACTTCCTCCTGCTCCGGCTTTCCATGAACCAATTTGCTCATCCGATTTCGGCATCATCAAAATAACTTTGTCTTCACCGGGCCAAGAATCGTTTAGACCATCAGTAGAATCATTTCCAACTAGGTCGTCAATGTGCATAACCTTATTCGCACCAGGAGCTTCAATCCACCCAATACGAACATTTGGCCCTGCTGTCGGCGTAGCAATATTCCCATTAGCAACACTCACACCGTCAAGCTGAACCTCAGCCGATGAAATTAACGAGCTGGCATTGTTGGCCGCTTTGAGTGCAATTCGATACCAAGTATCAGGAACCAACGTGGCGACTGAATCAGAACCAATTTGTGCGACTGCACCATTATCGTACAATTGAATTTTTCCAGCCGCAGTAAGCCGAACAGAAACAGCCGGTGTTGCCCCTGAATAAAGTTGCATAACCTGAACAGTAACCGAAGGCAAGTCGTCAAAATACATATATGCTTGTAAGTAAAAAATACGATTGTTTGCAACAACAAAGTTGAAGGGCGAACCCATCCAGACACCAGAGTCTCCTGCCGCTGAATCTAATTTACAAGATGAAGCACCCGTTCGCTTTATAGCCGTATCACGCGAAGCTACCCCTGTGCCGCTAGTAGAAAAAAGACCGTCAGGAGGACTAATGTCTCCACCTGTAGGCAAAATTGATATTTCATAGCCCGTTTGGAAAGCTCTAGACATTTTTATCCATGAAAAGTCAAAGCCCTTGTCCTGCGAAAGAAACAAGGGCTTTGACTGTTCGCACTCCTAACTTTGAAATTACGATAGAGTGACCTGTCCAGTGAGCGTCCAGGTACCCGACGCCTTGGTTCCAAGAGACTGCACCTTTCGGTTGATGTTCTTGTCAGCACCGGATGAATTTCTAACGCTCCACTCATTCCAAGCGTAGTTTGCTTCACCCGTTGTAAAGTCACTCTGCCATGCCATTGTCTGAGCAGTACGAATCGGGTAAGTGGCATTCATACCCTTGAAGAGCTTGTTGGTAGCTGCCTGTAGATCGACCTGAGCAGCCGCCTCAGCCGTCGAAGAGTCACCTACACCGATTTGTGCGTTCGCGTTATTAGCGACCGTACCGCCTGCCCCAATCAAAAGATCGAGGATAAGCTGAATTCCCTCGTTGAGCAAAAGGTTCCCAGGAACCTCTTCCTCAATTTCAGGAGCAACCATAAGCGCCCGCAACTCGGCAGAGCTAATTGCTTTGTCCTTGCTGATGCCGAGGCTCTTACGAGCGAAGTTTACAGCGTCCTCGCTCCACTTTTCACAAATCCACAAGAAATCCCATCGGCCACATTCAACCTCTGGAATTGCAATCCCACTAGCGGTAACTGCTTCCATTTATATTTCCCCTTTTCTAAATTGCAAGTGACTCTCCCCGCCGAGAGCCACCTGAATTATTAGACCGGAAGTGTAATTTCCTCAACCGAGTCGTTAATGTCCGCATACAGTCCTCGCCTTGCTCGACCGACCTGCTGACCTTCGATGAGCCTTGAAATATCGGCAGGCCCAAGGTCAATTCGCAGGTCGTGATGAACCAGTTCCTTTAGCTTCATCTTCGGCATAATGAAATAGCACTTACCGGCAGTAACACCGGGGTACACGTAGCTCTTTACGCCGTTGGTGACAGTCTCACCATTGTAATAAATAATGGTATCAACCGGCACGCGAGGAAGCGGGTTTCCCTGAGCGTCACGAACGGGAGTAAGCAACGCATCTTCAATCTGGAACCTGTTAGCCTCGTTAGCCAAAATTACAGACGGAGTACGCTGCGGTGTAGCCTGCACAGCCGTAATGTATGCGTCCCTGAACGTGTTGAGTGTCTTCTCCTGAAGCGTTGCACCTACAGCACTGGCGGGAGTTTGGTTCGCCGCTGCATATGCAAATGCAATAATCGGAGAAAGATGCAAGTGGTTGAGAAGGAAATTGTAGGCTCGACCGAAAGCACGGTTGTTAAGTGTAACTTCCCACGTCTTATCAAATTCGATCATGTCCTCTGTCCACTCAAAGCCAGCCGCATAGGTCTGAATTGCGACCGTCGCGGGCACACCCTTAGCGAGCGTACCGAACACAACCTCGCCGCCTTCAAACTTCTCAAGGAAAACGACGTTCGCCTGTAGAGTGTTTTCATTAAGCTGCACAACTCCACCAGGAAACGGGCCAGGAATGAACTCATAGAGAGGCTGGTAAAGAAGCGGAGTATCGGCCAGGCCGAAGTCCACGTCAATACGAACCTTCTCCAACAAGTCCATCGACCCCTGGGAAGTTGTAATCATTTCCTTAACCGACTTTTTCAAGTTAACCAGTGACATTTCACTGATTACTTCCTCAGCCTGGGCCTTAAGACCGGACATTTCATAAACGAAAGTGCTTCCGTTCTTCTCAGGCTTGAAGAGCCGATGTACTAGCGGAATAAATTCCTCTTTCATATTGTATTTTCTCCTATCCTAAATTACGCTGCAACCGGGCCGACGTTAAGAACACGGATTCCGCAGTAGTCGTTTGCGTCAACAGCTTCCTCAACAAGCGCAACCGGAGCGTCACCCGCGTTAGCAGGTGCCGCAACTAGGTCAGTGTCGCCCCGCTGAAATACACCTGCTCCGTTTGCCCAATAGAGGTATGCGCCCCTAGCAGCAGCAAGAGCCGCCGGGATTTTCACATACCAGATTCGCTCGGCAGAGGTTTCCATCGCCATAGTACGCACGGTGTCAGCCGCTACGAGAGCCTTCATTGCAATTCCGTTCCACCCGTTGACGGAATAAAAATCGCCAAAGGTGATAATGCCAGCGGGCATAGTCACATCTACTGCCCGACCATCAGTTTTAAGCTGTCCCATAATTACACATTCTCCTTTGAGTAACCGCTCGAATACTTCTCAGAATACCTCTTGCTCAAAGTTTTCAACTTAGAGCCTCAATCAAATCATCCTTGGACGAATACTTTTCAGGGTCAACACCCTGCTCACGTGCATACGCGTCCCATTCATCCCTCGACGCCGACTTAGCAGGAGGGCCGTCCTTCTTAGCGGGTGCCTCTGGCATTTGCACATCAGCCCCGTAATCCTCTGCAAGCTCTAGAGGATGCTCTTCTACAGCCACCAGCCGACCGGAAGCAGTTTCCGGGTCAGGCGACGCATACGCGGGTGGCCCCACAATTACAGGCTGCATATCCATATCTTGCTCATCCTCCTGACGGTTGGGATGAAGCTTCTCTGAAGGGTTTGCCATTTTTACCTCCGTCCCGATCCAACCTTAGTAACAGAAATGTTTTCAGTCTCAGTGCCGGGTTCCAGTGGCTTGTCACCAGTGCGATCATTCTGCTTACCCGCCGGTGCTCGTCCGCCACCAATTTCAGTTCCGTCAATGAGCGCCTTCAACTCTTCGTCTTCATCAATCTTGGAATTAACCATTTCCTCGATCTTCTTCATCTTGTCACCCTCGTCACCCTCTTCCTCTTCCTCGTCCTCAGAAGTTTCCATTTCGGAAACCAGCAGACGCTTTACAAGGGTACGAGTATTCTCGTTCTTGAACTTCTTTTCAAGAACCTCATCGAACATACGATCCTTGGCACTCTTAGCAGCCTGAACCGCCTTTTCCTTAATTTCAGACAGGGCTGCAAGAACGTCACCACCCTCGTCAAGTTTAAGAGCCTTGCGAATTTCTGCCATAAGATCGACAGTCGGCTTAGCCTCTTCTACTTCGGACTCCATTTCAGAAACCTTTGTTTCCAAAGGTGCTTTTACAGTGTCCTCAATTGTCTTGACAAGAGTAGGATTGTGTGCCCGAAGCTCATTCTCTGTAAGTGCTGCGATCTCTTCTGGCTTCACTTCTCCACTCTCCATTTCACTTGTGAGACTGACAAGAGCAGTTTTCATTCCTGCCCTTCCCGGCCTCGAAAGGTCGATTGATTGCAAATCAAAATCTTTTACAGATACACCTCCTTGGATTCGCTCCAGCAATGCTTTGCCGCTTACTGAAATTGTACGAACCAACTTCCGTGCCAAATAATCACGAGCTTTGGTTCCTGGCAGAACATAGCCTTTTACAAGCAGTTTGGTTCTATCAGAAGAAGTTTGCAAACCAGCCTTCACCCACTGAAGCTGAATTTCAGGGAATGAAAAACTGTCATCCTCTGGCTTAATGTGGCCCATATATCCAACGACAGGCTCAGACGCCCCGTTTACCTGCTCGCGGATACTGTCAAGCACTTCAGGAGTCCAGTAGCGCTTAGTCTTTGACCATCCAGACTCAATTACAAAAGTAGCGAACAGGGGATTTTCGTCACCCTGAACAATTTCAGAAACCTGATCTTCAGTAAGTGGAACCAGCGTTGTAGCGCCAGCCGCCATTTCTGAAACGACGGTGCAATCAAATAGGTCTTGAATTTGCTCGTCCATCGCTACCTCTTTCGCAATCTGCTTCCAGCACGCTTGATCGTCTTCTTACCAGCATCGAACGAAACAAAACTGCGCCTGTTAAGCCCTGGACTCTGATTGCCAACCAGGTCGATATGGGTGTCTGTAATTACATTTGCTCCCGGCTGTGTGCGCCCATCAGCAGGATCGTTTTTTCGCAGAACACGAACACGATCCTTTCCAAACGGCCCAGGAATAAATCCTCGAAAGCCTGGACGCCCTACGTTCTTGTTACTTTCACCTGACAGAATTTTCGCCATTTTACCTCACCTTCAACTTGTTCGATTTGTTGCCCGGTGGTGTACTACCCTTCTTAGGCCCAAATTTGGTTTCCTTGCTTTTTCGGGAGCTACCCACCTTTCGAGCAGCAAGAACAGAAACACCTTTTGAACTTGCCATATTACCTCCTGACTAGGGATTTGACGTAATTAATGTGAATTTCCTTCACACCCCTTGGAAGCCTACGCTTTTTCACTATCCTCTGCTTTTGCTTCACTACTTAACCTCAAATTCAACTTCGTCTTCACCGCCGTCAGAACCCCGGACTCGACCAATGCACTTACCTTTGTAATCCATAGGGAAGAGAAAAAAGTTGTTGCCATCGTTTTCTACCGTCTTGTCTTCCTCGAAATACAAATCAGTCTCAGGGTTCCTAGACGAAAGAGTTGCATAGTTCCCCAAAACCACAAAGTCCTCTTCACCTTCAATGTGCCAATTGACAATTACTGCCTTTTTACATTCTCCAACTTCCATCATTTTTATTTTCTCCTTTTTCGCCTTCTACCAACACTGGCTGCAATCTGTTTAGGGTTTCTAGCACCCCTTGCGATTGCTCCGTATCTCTTACGAGAATAGCGTTTTTTCAATCTAAGTTTTCCAGGTCTGCCTCGTTTCACTCGTTGTTCCCATTTTGTCCTGAAGTAACAGGAGTTGGGGGAACATTTGAAATTTCTGGAACAAAGTTGGATTCGGCGTCGGCGGCCTCCTGTGTCGGGTTTTTCATGTTTGGAATAAACTGTCGTAGAAGCTCGCGGTAAGTAGAGTCTGAAATAATCTTTCGACCCGCAGCAACTTCCAGCCCCATGATGAGCATTTGCAATGCCTGGTTGTAGGCAGCTTGATCCTCAACACGAATGATTTCCCAAGATAGAGTCGCCCTAGTAGGTTTCTCACTATTGATCTTCATTACCATCTTCAGAAGGTCTTGAATGTAAACTTCAAAATTCTTTCTCTTGCGACCGATCTTAAAGGCCCAGGGAAGCGTCTGCGCGTTGTTGGCCTGATTTGCAGAACCCGCCTCAATTGTCATAAACGCCCATCGCGGAGTTTCACTGGCTACACAAATACAATCCATCAGAAAGTCAGCAAGTGTCTTAGAATCCCCGAGCACTGACTCGGCTTCAAGGAAAGACGCATCCTCTTCAGCCTGAAGGAACAGGATTTCCTTTCCCTTCCAGTTTATTACAGCGCCAGGCTTAATTTTGCCGTCCTCGTCCAAGGCTTCAGGAAAATTGTTCTTGATAAACGGCTGCACATCTTGAATTTTCAACTTAGTCTTTGGAATCGAATGGTACTTGTGAGCTTGCAACCCCTGCTTCAGAACATCGTTGAAGGCATGAATCAAAGGAATTACAACTTCAAGTTCGCTCTGGCCTCCCTTCAGTGCAGAGTCATACTCGTTGAAAACTTCTACAATAGGGACAAAACCCCAAATGTTCGTCATGTTCCACTCAGTTAGCTCTTTTCGCTCCGTGGTGTCAAAATACTGGAAGCTTTCTGGCGTAATGATTTCTAAGATTTCATGTTCCTTCATTCTTGGAAGAGTGCCTGAAATATAGTCGCCTTCTTCCTCAATCATTTCGATCTTGTGTTTTATGATCGCACGGTCGATGATATTTTCATTCATCACGTTGCGCTCAATGACAATTCTCTCTGGTTCTATAATCACCAATCGGCAGGCGTCAGACTCGTCTACAGTCATAAGTGGATCGTCAAGAATTGAGTCTTGCTGCACACGCACGATTGTCTTAGAATCCCTCAATGCATTGCGAAGCATCTGTTGAATTTCAGAACCCCAATAAACGTGAAGGCAATTATTCAGGAAGTCGTCAAGGTTTTCATTGGCTGTAGATGCCCTTGGCAACCCTATAAAGTCAACCTGAAGATCAATGATCGGCCTTGTAAAAAATGCGCCTAGAGAAAGATCGCTGTTCAGGTTGCCGTAAAGCTGTCGAGCACTGTCATAGCTAACAGTTGTATTTTCATAGGTTGGGCCATCATTGAATGATATTTGACCAGATACTTTGAAATTAGAACGAAGCCCTGACCAGGACATAGGCCCCCATACTCTGAATATCTGCTCAGTTATTCTCTGCCAAACACCCATTTATTCCTCCTGGCCCTTTGCTTCATCTTTTAAGAAGTTTTCCAAGCCTTCGATCATCTGAGCCGCCTCTTCTTGTTTTTCAGGTGGCAATGAACGAAGCTGCTCCAACATGTCCGCATCCGCACCAATAGTGGTTTTACTCTCATTTACATTATGCACACTCGCCTCAGACCTGCTGACCTTAGAAACCCCGGTGCGATCTAGAATTTCAGAAGCAGCCTTCAGAATCATGCCGTCATCCTGTGACGAACGTAGAACGTCTGCAATGGCCTGTACCGCCTCGATTGAGTAACCCTGCAACAACTCTAGGGCTGCGCCGGGAAGGTTCTCCTGAAGGCTCTGAAGCCTCTCTGCAACGTCTGTCTCCTCTAGAATCCCTTTTACTTGGTTGCGCGAGACTCCAACAACGCTTCCGATTTGATTGTTGGAATACCTGGACAATTTCAAAACAATGACCATATCCTTGACGTGTTCCTTCTCACCAGGGAGAATGGTAGATTTCACATTCATCTTCGTCTTGTAGCGACGACGAATGCGCTTCACGCTGTCCTTGTTTGCGCTTGCTCGATCTTCAGGAATTTTACGCGGCAAGAACGCTCGCCTTTCCAAACGCGTCAGAAATGTCTGCTGGAATTTCAAGAGTGGGACTTCGCAAGCAAGCAATCCGCTCAAACATATCCGCGTGATGCCAGTGGTCAGGATTCTTGTTCTTTTGCCAGAACGCCCTGATCCTTCCTTGCGTGTCTTCTCTTTCAACTCTGACCATTTGCATCATGTGGTGATAAAAGCCATTGTAATCCTTGTTGACTAGAAACTCACCTTGTTCCCTCGCATCCTGTGGGAGAATTACTCGACCGTCCATGTAATCCTTGATTGTAGTATCAAAGGCCATAGTACGGTCAATTACACATTTTCCTGCTTCGCCATACTTCTGAGGGAACCAAACCGCAATTTCCTGAGTCGCAGGACGGTCTAGCTCAAAGCCGAGCCATACTCGACCTTGGTACTTGATCGACAAGTCTCGTGCTGCTCTCTTTTCAGGGTGCGCGTCAATTACAGCTACAAAACTATTTAGTGAAGCAAAGAACCTATCTAGCTCGTCCCATTCTTTGAAAATCTTCATAGCCCAAGTACGGCGCATTCCCGAGCGCGTGAGAGTAGACGCCTTCACATGAATAGACATTCCCACGTCTACACCAATGTAAACCGCGCTCTCAGGAATACCGCCAAGCGTATGTTCTGGCATTACACACTTGTCAAGGATCTGTGCTGTGAACTTATCCCCGGCAGCGACATATGGGCGACCTAGAGACTGGTTGTAAAAGCTCTTCAGTTTCTTAGCGTCACGCTGGCCAAGATACCAACCCTTGATGATTTCATATGTAGTCTGTGAAGGAGAGTTGAACTGTGTAATTTTGTAGCCACGACTTCGGCCAGTTAGATTCTGTGGAACCCATCGACCAAAGGCATTGGCAACCATGCGCTCCCAATCCTGAAATTGCCGATGGCAAAACTCGCACTCGATTACACATTCATCGGCCGTATCTCCGAGCTTCATATGGTCTTCAAAGTCAAGAACTTGAAAACGATTACAGCCAGGGCACGGTATCTCCCACAAGTGCTGATCGGACGCCCACCATCCGTCTTCAGCATCTATACCGTGCCCTGGAACCGTCGGAGTAGAAAGCATAGTCAGCTTTTTCACAAGCGAACCATCCATACGGTGCCGAGCGTCCTCTAGGTTGTCTTCCACCATACGGTCGCGTTCGTCCCACACTTCTACGTCTACTGGAATTTCCTGAAGCTCGCGCTCGATATTCGTACCACGTATATAGAGATTAATACTCTCTGCTGATTGCTTGTGCAGCCGGTTGTCTACAGTCTTAAACGCAGACCTAAGAACCTCATGCGAATCAATTATAGGATCAATGCGAGACTGGACAAATGGAATTGCGCCGGTCTTCAGTGGGAGCAGATAAAGATGGTGCCATTTTCGCTGTGTAATCCAGTGAAGCGTCCTCGTTAAAAAGGTCACTGTAAATGCCATTTGTGCAGCCTTAGGAATTACAATTTCATCACTGGTATCGCGGATCACCTGTTGGACGTATTCACGCCCTTCCAAGGTGAATGGCCTACCATCTACTTTCAAACCCATATTGAGTGCCCACTCATCCGGTCTAGCTAGCGTTCGGACGGATGAAAAATCTCCCGTCACCCGTGGAGCAGCCTTACGGGTTTTCCGTTTGTTTACAGCCTTAGAAGCCATACGGCTCCCGAGCGGTTAGATACGTCCCCTGCAAGGTGATTTCAGCATAGCGAAATACACCCAAGGCACAAAAAAGAGGGCCGGGGGGCAGTACCCCGACCCTCTTAGCCCGAACCTACCTACCAGGAGGGAGGCAGCGCCATGAAAGGACGCAAACCCGTTGTAGCATCACGCTTCAAGGCTTGTCAAACGGCGGCTCCTACGATCCTCAGTTTCATTGTCCTGAGTCGTATTGTAATAGTCCCGTGCCCTGACTGGCTTTCTCTCTTGTTCACCCCTGAGTGTTGCCCCTCTACGAATGGAACTTCGGTGCCTGGCTTCTTCATTTTCACGACACTCTCTCAACAAGTGCATTGCCCTAATTACAGTCTTCCTTTGAATCTTCTTTAAGCCCTCAGATTTGCGCCTTGAAAAAAACGAATGTGATACCCCCAAGCGACGACAAGCTTCCATCTTGCCAAGCCGGTTCTGTAGCTCATCAAAGACAAATTTCACTTTATCGTACACAATCATCGGATTTTTGGCGTCTGCCCGTTTTCTAACGCTTTGACAACTCTTGCAGCGGGCAAATGGTCTTCCTAACCTTGGCCCACTCATATATTTGTAAAAATGGTCTAAAGGAACGTAATCTCCGTCGTGGAGTGGCCCCATGCACCTTTTTCGGTTATTAATTATGAAATTTTGCCCACCCATTACTCTTCTATATACTTAGGGGGTAGACCCAATTCCTTCCTGCGCTGAGGGTCTTTAGTGTAATATTCAGAACTGACCTTTCCAAACCTGATCTTAAATGTGTGCCGTCGATCCTGTGTCGGCGTAGTAATTACGTCCATTCTCTTTTTCATCTTGACTCCTTGCTTATTTTCTGACTTAGTGCGTCAAACCTTACAAGAGCCAAAGCCTTGTCATTAAAAGCGTAATCACCATCTAGGGCGACCGCAGCCCTCATTGTATTCCATGTGAGCTTCCCATAATTGGGATTTGGGTCTAGATCAACTGAAATTTTCCATTCTACGAGCTTTTTTGCCAATGTCTTACCGAAGTAGGTCGTAGGATTATTGAAAGGCCCAAAACCCATTCTGTCTAGGGCAATTTTCAATGCTTTTACCGTCATACCCCGATTTGGCTTGAATTTCGACCCATCAGGGTAATATGGGCCGGTAAATGGGAATTGTTCAACTGAAAGCGGGGGTTTAATGGGCAACACACATGGCTCCCATACTCCTGTCGGCCCCCAAGCCCCGTAATTCGGGTAAATGTAGGTCAAATCGTCCACTGTATAAAGCTGATACGGAGTTTTCAATGGGTAATCACTAGGCTGAGGCTGTACCCCATTTACGTCGTAAGTGCCGAAGGTATACATCACGCATGAAAATCCCTTAGTATGCGCGTGAGCCTTGCACGCTTCATACTGACCAGAGATAGGAACTTCCAATGGAAATATCTGAAGCATCATCGGCAAGTGAATAAGTGGCGACCAATCGACGTTATCGAAGAGCCAACACTCCATTGAAATAGCCGCTGCTCGACCGATCAGCTTATTTGCGACCTGTTGAGAGGTAAAAACTCCCTGATCTATCTGCTTTTCAATATTTACAAGTGGTTGTGTACCCCATTGGTCTGCAATGCTACAAAGACGGTCAAGATCCTCCAAATTCCAAATGTAACACCACGGAACAACAATCATTCCATGTTGTGCGGCTCTCACGCGTACCAAATCCCATCTTGACGGCGGAATTTCCTTCTGTACGTTGCAGGCGTAGATTCCGAAGCCCGCAGCCTTCATTTTGTCAATGTCCTCTACTCCACCCGCCGGATCACGGGCAAAAAGAAGATTGTGTTGTGTAAATATGGTTTCCATTACGCTCCTGTTATCAACGCGTGGATAGCCCTGTTTCCATTAACTCCAAACACAGTAGCGGGAAGTGGGGGAGTATTTGCAGTTTCCTTTGAGACTCCCGCGATATTTCCAGAGGCAAGCCCGGCAAATTCAAAAGTCCCGCTGCTATTAGTTAGAGCAAACCAATAAATCCCCGGTTCCAGGGTAAGCGTTGTAGGCGTACCTTGAAAAATGCTAGCTCCTGCTGATCCCGGCGCAGGACTAGAAATATTGCCTCTATGCCATAGAAGTTGAAAATCCTTGTTATAAATTCCAAAGTCAATCGTCCCTGCCGAAACTGCAACTATAAACCCCACTGAAGCAACTGTAACTCGCTTATGCACTGTAATTTGAGTCATTACTACCAAGTTTGCCACCAGCCCAACAGCGTTAACTGGATTAATCGGTGTGAAAAACATTTGACCAGGAAATGCAGACTCCAAGGCAGCCACATCAATTTTAATATCGTTAATGTCAGTCTGAATGCTTGCCGGAATTCCAATTTGCGCTGCGGTAAGCTTTGTGGTATCGAGATTTCCCGCCACCAACGCTGTAGCACCAGCAGGTATCAGAACATTTGCAAGCAGCAGAGAGTTACTAGGAATAGCAGCCGCGCCAGACAGGTTGGAAAGTGTAGCCCCTGAAGTTGCTACCCCGGACACTACTCGGAATTTTGTACTTGTCTCTGTATCCCCTCCCCCTGAAATACTTGCATCTTGCACTACT